TTGGTGGGCCATCAATGACAGAGGTTGCAAGATCGCTTGGGTAACTCCAGTTTATAAGCAAGGCAAGAAAGTATTCTCAGAACTTGAGAGGGCAACCACAGCGAGTGGATTGTTCACGTTCAACAGATCTGATCTGATGATCTCAGGCTTTGGCTCCACCATTGAATTCTTTTCAGGTGAGAGACCAGACAACATCCGAGGCAACACCTTTGACTACATGGTTGTGGATGAGATGGCGTTCACCAGACCAGAACTTTGGGATGAGGTGTTGAGTGCAACAGTGTTGGTCAAAGGAAAGAAGATCATCTTCATATCAACTCCGAAAGGAAAGAATCATTTCCACAAGTTGTGTATGCAACCAAATTATGATGATCGCTATGCTTACTTTCATTTCACATCTTATGATAATCCGATGATTGATCCAAGGGAGTTGGATGAGAGAAAGCGATCCCTCCCAGATTATGTGTTCCTGCAAGAATACCTCGCTGAGTTCATTGACAATGCAAGTGGAATATTCAGAAACGTATCTGATTGCATTGGCTCTGGAGTTAAGACATCAAAAATGTACGCTGGCCTTGACATTGGTCGAGCAGATGACTATACTGTTCTGACTATCATCAACCAAGATGGACAGATGGTAACTGCTCACAGATGGCGCCATGATGAGTGGAGCAAGATCATTGAGAAGGTTGCAACACTGATCAAGCAATACAATGCAACCACATTGGTGGAGGTGAACAATCAAGGGGATGTATTCTTTGAGATGCTGCAGTCAAGGTGCAAGAATCTCATCCATCCATTTGTCACTACCTCCAAAACAAAGCCAATCATCATTGAGGATCTGGCGGTGGCATTTGAACAAAAGGCTATCTCAATTATCAATGAGCAATGGTTGATTGATGAGTTGGATAATTTTTCATATATTTACAATCCGAATACAAGGAACGTGACTTATTCTGCACCAGCTGGCTTACATGATGATGGTGTCATCTCAACAGCATTGGCTTGGAACTGCCGAAAGGAATACGCAAACAGAGGAAGATATATGGCTTTGAGAGTATGAAAGAACTTGAGATACAACTACCGACATCAATAAGTCAATGCACACCAGATCAGATGGCAAAGTGGCTGATGATGGCAGAGGCAATGAAGGAGCAAAAGGATGATATTACTCAGTTCCTAATCTTCCAATGTCAGTTGCTGAGTTTATTCTCTGGAGAGTCAATCAACAAGATCAAGCGAGCAGATGTAAATAGTATTCAAGAAGCCTCTGCTCACATGTTACAGATATTGACATCCTATCAATACAGTGATCCAAAAGATGTGATTGAGATAAACGGAAAGGAGTTTAGATTTGAGAAAAACTTTGGACATGTCTCAACTGGTCAGATCATTGACTTGAAACTGATTGAAGATATCAGCCAAGATCCATGTCAAGCATTGGCGATTATGTACATTGAGAAAGGGATGGAGTATTGTCAAGAGGATGACAGAGGAAGAGTGTTGAATCCAAACGAGGATAGATATAAGATATTCAAAGAGCATTTCCCTGGTGATGAATTTCTGAATTTCTTTAGTTTTTTTTTGGACTTATCAGAAAAGCGGAGGATGGCTATCTTAGGAATTCAGACAGCGAGAGCGAAGATGGAGATGATGCGGATATCACAGGACCAGAAGATTCAGAGTGGTTTAATTGGACAACTATCTTACATCGACTATCCAAAGAAATGGGAATCAGTGTGGACAAAGTTACACAACAACCTTATGTGAAAACTTTGTTCTGGATGAACTACCTTAAGATAGTGGATGAAAAAGAACATCAACGCATATTAAGTAATGGCAGAGTATGATTTTCTTGATGACTTTGGGATCTCAACTGCGGATGCTGATCAGCCAGCAAGTGTGTATGATAAGTTCTTAATCGAGGTATCTAATCAACTGGCAACAGAGTTTAGAGACTATACAAAGAAAGTTGCCAACAATACTGGAGGATTGGCAGCATCCATCATCCCAGTTCCAACTGGACAGCTGTCATTCAGATTAGAGGCTGATGATTACTATCCATTTGTGGATCAAGGTGTGAATGCTGTGGGGACCAACAACTATGGTAGTCAATTCTCATTCAACTATCCTGGTGTATCTCATAACATGGCAACAGCAATCAGTCAATGGAAAGGACTTGAGATGTCACATGCATATGCTGTTGCATCCAACATCAAGCAACGAGGATTGAAGCCAAAGAGAATCACTGACAATGTCATCACTGATGAGGTGTTGACTAAGATAGCAAATGATTTGGCAGAGATAACAGGATTGATGTTTGAAATTAAATTTGATAAAAATACAGAATCATGGCAGTAACCATTTATGATGAGCCAGAATTAATTGCACCAGCTGGCAATCCATTGGTGTTCACATTCAGCAGTAATCAGACTGCACAACCGAATTTCAGTTTCATTGTTGAGGTTTATATTGACAGCCAATTGAGATTAACACAAGAGGTGTTCAGGCAATTCAACACATTGGCAAGGATTGATGTCTCTGAGGCAGTTCAGAGTGTGATATCAAATATCATCCCAACAACAAACATTGAGAATGATGCATCAACATCGATGGTTACTTATTCAATCATTGTTTATGAGAAATATGGATCAACACCAACCATACAAGCCAGTGCAACAAGCAACACATTGAGAGCAATCAATGCGGCTCTTGAATATAAAGATTGGGTAAACTGGGATTATACAATCTATGATCCTAACTTGACACAAGATGCAGTATTCATGACTTACTTTCCGACAAACAGGAGGGCTCTTTGTGGAATGCAAGAGAATTTCTTTCTTGGATATTTAGAGCAAACGGCAGCGGCTCCAGTTATTTTGGAGATATATCTTGAGGATATTCAAGGCAATACGATTACAAGTGATTCAATTAATCTAACATCTGTTGAGTTCAACATCTTGAATGTTGGGCCACAAGTTATCATCGGAAATTCAACCATAACTCAGAATGATTTTGATGACTGTTATAGATATTCAGTTTCGGTCAGTGTTGCTGGCGTTTCATTTGTTGGCCCATTCATTATTTACATGGATCTTGAATGCAAGAGATATGATACCTATAGACTGCATTGGTTGAATAAGTTCGGAGCATTTGACTCATTCACATTCAGCCTTGTGTCAACAGAAGGTGCAACCGTTGAGAGTTATGGTTATCAAAGAGATCCAGGCGTTTGGGATGGGACCAGTTACACATATGGTTTATATGCTGGTCAATCAATAAACTTTGCTAAGACTAAAACTGAGACATTGACATTAAACTCTGATTGGATCAATCAAGATGTTCAACAATGGTTGGTCAAGTCATTATATGACAGTCCAATTGTTTATCTTGAGAGAGAGAATGGAACTGAGTTTGAGCCAGTGAAAGTAACCAATGGTAATTACACATTGAAACAAAGGCGAAGAGATGGTCTCATTCAAGAGACTGTTAACATAGATAGAACATTCACATATAGATCACAATTGAACTAATGGCTGGAGAGTTATTTATAAATGGGAGGTTGGTTGACATAAATCAAGATGCTCCATTTCCATTGACATTCAACATCAGTGATATCAAGGATCTGAATGCAAGAAAGGGCAACAAGTCAAAGACAATCACATTGCCAGGGACAAAGAGTAACACATCTCTGATGTTGAGTGTGTTCACCTTGAGTGCAACAGAGAAACTCAATGATGCGGATAGTGATTTTGTTGACTTTGATCCAAGCATCAAGGCAGAAGCACAATACTATCAGAATGGATTGCTTGAGTTTAATGGTGTTGCTCAGTTGATGAGTTGCAAGGTATTGAATGGCATTTGGTCTTTTGACATCACATTAGTGAGTGACACAATTGACTATATTTCAAGATTGGCAAAGATCAAGGTTAATGAACTTGGATTCAGCGAGTATGAACACAACTTGACATTAACAGATCAGCAAGATACATGGAACGGAATCATCCAGTTGAATGGATCTCCATCCAGCAATCAGGACTCTCAAGGGTGGACGGGCAGAGGTTATTACTACGGCTTGATTGATTACGGGTTCACGCGTCCAGCACCATCCACCTTTGGAGTTGAGCACATGCCTCCACAAGTGTTCTGCTATCAGATATTGGAAAAGGCATTTGATTATTGTGGCATCACATGGAGCAGTCAGTTCCTTGAGAGTCAATTGTTTAAAAAGTTATTGCTTGCATATCCTGGTGGAGATCTTCCAACCATAACACAAGCACAAGCGGAATATGAGTCACTTTACACAACTCAAGATAATAGCACAACATCGAGTGGTTATTTTTTAAGCAATGGGTTTTTTGGATCTGGAGGTGTGTTGTATTATGCAGAGCCTAATCAACCAGGTGTTGTGTTGTTTAGTGATTATGAGATATCATCGAATTATTCAGCCATCATCAATCAAGATGATTTGAGTCAAGCACAAGAGTCATCACCGTTAAAGGTTGTTCTTGCATCAAATGGTTTATATAAGATTAATTACTTAGGTGATCATGATGTTGACATTAACATCACTGGAGATGGATCTGGTGCATTTGGTGTGAATGGTGATTATGAAGTGACTCTATTGATTTACAAGAATAATACTTTGATAAGCGATGATATTATTTATTCTGGAGTGATCACATCAGCAACAACATCTCTCACATTCTCATTTGACTACATAAGAGGATTGAATGTGGATTACAATGATGTGTTGAGATTTGAGGTTCGTTTCAAAATAAACAACTGCTATATTCAAAGAACTGGTTTAACGTATTCAAATATCCTGGTGGACATATTATCCAATACATCTGATTTGAATGTTTTGAAACAACAGCAATCATTGACTGCTGGTGGCATTGTTTATTTGGATGCATTCCTTCCAGATATGACATGTGATCAATTCTTTAAAGGGATTGTCACTGCATTCAATCTTTATGTCAAGCCAAGCAATGCGGATCCATCCATCTTAGAAATCGAGCCATTGTCGGATTTTTATAATGCCAGTGGAGATGCAATTGATTGGAGTGAAAAATTAGATCGGAGCAAAGAGATTAAGATTGAGCCAACCATCAACTTTAGTGCAAAGAATTACAAGTTTAACTTTGAGCAAGAGGATGACTATTGGAACAACAGATATTTTGAGGATATCAAACAGCAATATGGATCATTCATTGTACAGAGTCAAAGTCAATTTGCTGTAAATGATACAGAGTTTAAGTTACCATTCTCTCAGAAACTATTGGCAAGGATACCAGAGGACTCTCCATCATCATTCACTGACTTGATTGTTCCAAGATCATTCCAGGTTAAGTTCAATGAGGATGGATCAAGTCTGGTTGAAAAGAAAAAAGGGAAGCCGTTCATTGTTCAACTTGGAGGATTGACAACTGGTGACTGGACTCATAGATCAGAGACTGGCACATTAAGTGCTGAGACATCATATCCTTATGTTGGGCATCTTGACTCATTGGATTCACCTTCATTTGATTTTAACTTTGGAGTCCCTAACTATGTGTTTTGGTCCACAACAAGTTATCCAACCAACAACTTATATCTGTATCATGAGAAGTTCATCAAGGAGTTGATCTCAAGATTTGGAAAGCAAATTACATGCTCAGTTGTATTAAGACCATCAGACATAAATAGTTTGGATTTTAGAAACTTAATCAACATTGATGGAGTTGTGTATAGGTTGCTCAAAGTTAGTGACTATCAGAGTGGAAAGAACATGTCAACAGTTGTCGAACTTATTCGCATAATAGAAGGAGAGGGTATTCAAACAAGTATTGTTCAACCACCTTATGATCCTTATTCTGATCCAGATGCGAGATTTACAGAAGATAGTGAATTCAGAGTTACAGAAGATAATCAAATTAGATATATAAATTTATAATTATGAGTGGTATTGGCAAAATGGCTGGCAACAATGGAACGTATGTTTTGAATAATACATCAGAGGCTACCATGAAAATCAAAGCAATTTACATTGCGGAGGATACTATATTCACAAAAATAACAATCAATGGTGTTGATGTGAAAGGTCAGTATATTTCAGACAATTCAATTCCGGTCAGAGCTGGTGTCATGATCACACCAAAAGGTGGATATTTGTTTGGATCTGTTCAATTAACTTATGGACAGGTTTCACTGATATTATGATTATATTTAAAACTGTTTATTCAATGTACAGAGGATTGATAGAAAATATATCAAATCTTTTGCAAAGAACAACAGAGGATAATCAAGAGAGAAAAACAGAAGATAATCAAAATAGAGAATTAGAAAATGGGAGTTAAAATTTCAGACTTATCACCAAAAGGTAGCAAGATTGCATCAACAGATATCGTTGAGGTTTCTGTTGTGTCTGGTGGTGGTTACGTTTCAAGATCAGTAACTGGATCAGAGATCAATGAGTTAAGTTTAGATACGTCTCCAAAATTGGGAGGTGATCTTGAGGTGACAGGATATAAGATCATCACTGATTCAGATCAAGATGTAATCATCTCTCCAAATGGAGTTGGTGCCACAAAGATAGAAAGCAATTTAAATCTAAGGGATACGGCTGGATCAACTGCCTTGCAAGTTAATCTTTATGAAGGTTTCTCAAATGGAACTAACTATATTGGAATAAAGGCAGCAGATACATTATCTGGTAATACTACCTACACATTGCCAACGGCAGATGGGACAAGCGGTCAAGTGTTAAGAACAAACGGAAGTGGTGCATTAAGTTGGATTTCGCTACCTTGTGAGGTACAGCTAGCATGTTCAGATGAAACAACAGCCTTAACAACAGGAACAGCAAAGATTACGTTCAGAATGCCATATGCTATGACTGTAACTGGAGTTCGTGCATCGCTAACAACGGCACAAACAAGTGGCTCAATATTCACAGTTGATATTAATGAAGGTGGTACAACAATTCTAAGCACAAAGTTAACTATTGACAATACTGAAAAGACGAGTACAACTGCAGCAACACCAGCAGTTATAAGTGACACTGCTCTTGCCGATGACTCTGAAATAACAATAGACATCGATCAAATAGGTGATGGAACTGCAAAAGGATTAAAAGTAACTATCATAGGAACACGAGCATGATAATTAATCCATATGTTTTTGGTGGTGGTAGTTTACTTTTGGATTTATATCCGAGTGCTGCGGTTGCTTATTCTTTGCGTAAACTAAGAACAGCATATTCAGGTAGTGCAATAAGAGTTAGAAGGTCAGTTGATAATGCAGAGCAAGATATAGGATTTAGTGGTAATGATTTAGACACAGCTTCTTTGCTTACATTTTGCGGTGCTGGTAATGGTTTTGTAACTACTTGGTATGACCAATCAGGAAATGCAAAAAATTCAACACAAACAATAGCACTACAACAGCCAAGAATAGTTAACGCTGGAACTATAGATTCAGTAAATAGTAAAACTGCAATATTAGGCGATGGTGCTAATGATACTTTATTAAATCTTACATTATCACTAAGCAATC